GACGCCAGACTCGTTAAGCAGGTCAGCATCGGTACCGGACTCCTGCAAATCCCAGAATACGGACGCGCTTGATGCCGGTTAACACCGTTTTACCCCGACGTTTGGACAGCGTTTTTATGCCAGCCCTGCTCCTGGTCGATTTTTGGCACGCAGACCCAGCGCACGGGCGGTGGCATACGCGGTGGCGGTGGTACTGTTGACTGTATCCCATGCGAGGAAATCCGGCCAGATGACCATCAGCTCACGCTGGCTGAAATTCTGGCGGTAGGCTTTCACCTCGGAAATGGTTTTACAGCCCCATGCGCTGATATACCCGAAAGCGCGCAGCTTCTGACAGACTGATGCCAGTGCAACAGCCACCTCTTTGGTATCCAGCCCCGGCACACCAAGAATACGCGGTTTAACACCGGTTACCGACTCCGCCGCCAGCAGGGCTTTCAGTCCGGTGTACTGACCGTTTTCGTCAGTGGTGCCGATGATATTGGAAACGGTCTGCGCGAGTTTCGTTTCCTCGTCGTCGCCGGTGCCGTCTTCCACACGCACGACAACGGTGACCGGTTTTGACTGGTCGGCGATGGCCTGCAACGATGCCGCCAGCGTGCCTTTTTTACCGGCATTTGCAATTGCGCTCTGCACATTGGTAATCAGCACCGGTTTATTGAGGGGGAAGGTTTCCGCATCCGCATCGCTGGCCGTGCAGACCATGCCGACAATGGCGGTGGATACGGTGGACATGACGCGGGTGCCGTCGTTAATCTCCAGCACCTGCACGCCGTGATGATAGTCACTCATCCGTTTAACTCCGTGGTTAATGGGTGCAACTATTTTCTATTGGGCCGTGCCTGAGACGCTATTTGACCTGGCTGGTCAGTGGATGAAACAACAGATAAAGAAAAGGCGGGCAATTCGCCCGCCTGTCCTGATTTGTACTCACTCATTTTCCGACTGACAATTTACATAGCCCAAACGCTATCAATTCTGACAGTCTGCTTTGAGCGAAAAGCGGACATGACAAAATCCGCTTTTGACTAGGCCAGACATCCCCAGGCTACTCTTAACTAACATAAACTAATTTATTGCTTACATGCCTAATTCATATTTTATTTTATCAAAATTTGAGCAGGCTTGTATAAAACCACCATACCAAATTGATAATGGGTAATCTGGATTGCAAGATACTTCAAATGCTCCTGTGGATTTTAATTTACTTATTTCTGGAGCCGAGTGCTTATAATTTCTCGTTGCCATTTCATTAGCATTAGAACGAACAGTCTTACATAGATTTATAGACCACTCATCGTGTCTAAACCGCATCGGGTCTTGGGTGTCTGATGCCCAGTCTATAATAACGACTGGTTTATTATGTTTACCATCTCTTATTGAATGCAGGGAGTTATTTAGATGAGGATCATTGAACCCATACCCTAAAAACAAATAAGCATCTGCTTTATAAGCAATCTCATCTATCTTCGAGTAATAAGTACGGAATGGTACCCGCTGAATCTGACTGGTTTTGGCGTAACCAGCGACAATTGCCGAGGTTGGTATGCTTATACCTTCAGAGGTATTTTGTGAGTTTCTACCAAAAGCATTCTGATTGAATTCAGAGTGTAAGTCATTATTCCATTTGACAGCATGCATATCTGAGTGGGTTCCTTGCATATCAAAGTGAACTGAACCATGCAGATGATAAATTAAACCCCACTTAGACTGTGCATAAACACTTGCCTCTTCAAATAAGCCAGTACTTTTGCTAAAGCCAGTAAAAAGAGTTGGACAAGCTTGAGTTATAAGATTGTCATAATTTAATGTAATAAAAGCAACGTCATAGTCATTATTAAGTTGGTTAATAAATTTTTCAAAAACTAAAAACTCCTCTTTTTTTCCTCCTTAACGATTTTACAACGCTCTCTAAATTCCCCAATTAGTTTATCATTCAACCTTGAGTAAAGGTGCCTTAAATCATTTCCATCAACCGACTTCTCACCATTAACTCCAATTATTTTTGGAAGTTCCCTTATTCCCCAGAATGCATTCATTGGAAAATTGTAGTTATTATCCCCCAAGGCTGCTGATAAATTAAGGATTACATATAATAACTCTTCAAAATTAGTTTCTTTTCTTAATTCTTTTTTTGGATTCAATCCATAATGACGATTAACCTCCTCCTTAATGTAGCAATACAAACTTTTATCTTTATCACTAGCTAAAGTGTAACCATCTTTCGCCCATAACGAAAACAGCTTATCTATCTCACTGACACTTGGCATACCTAATTCAACCGAAGCGCCAGCTCCAACAACAACCATTATTTTTTTCTTACAAGAGTCTTCCATATTAAACTCCATTTTATGTGAATAAAATATCCTACGACCTTATCTAAATACAACTAACATTTACGTACAAATGTTTCAACCAGTTATTTTTTGCACTATTGATAATCTCTACTCTGCTAAAGTCCGCTTCTGGCACAGAGCGGACTGTCAGATTAGGCTTTACTCTGTGCCATAGATGTGTAAGCTCACACCAGAGTTCATACAACTTATTGCGGCATTTCCGGCCATTCAGGATTTGCAGGATCCACACGACTGACCAGAACGCTGTAGCGTTCCCAAGCCTCCAGCCGTGTGCGCTCCTCCTCTGTTGCCATGTTCAGTCTGACCGCGCGCTCCAGCGGCAAAATCACGGATTCAGCATCTGCAAGAAGTCTGGCTTTCCGAATTTCTGCCTGCTGCTGTAATTCCTCCGCCGTATAAATGCGTTTAATCACTTTGCCGTCCTTAAACATCCAGCCCCCTGAAATATCCGCCCGTCGGTTAGCAGTAATATCCGCCACTTCAACCACACTTAATCCATCCGGTCTGATAGCTGTCACATCCTTTTCCACATAGCGGATGATATTATCTTTGTCGTACGCTATTTTTATCGTGTCATCAGCAAAATACTTTTGTTCTTCGTACCAGTTCTTACCATCTTCTGTAAAAAACCAGACAACATCAAAGCCCTTTGTCAATTGATATTGTTCAACTGTTTTTGGATTACCCGCCATTATATTTATCAAATGCTGCATAAATTATACCTGCGCTACGTTATACCATGTCCCGTTAATGTATTTCTGCACCGGTCTGTAATATATGCCACCAATGTTATCGGCAGAGTTTGAGCCGGTATCCTGAACAATAATGCCGGAATATACACACCCGGACGGTGCCTGATGTGTCCATGTCATGCCATTGTTCGCAGGTTTGTATGTGGCAGCACCACCAAGCCGGATATCCCGGACATAGCGTGAATCAAAGTTGCCATAGTTAGATGGTGATACCTGCCCGTTAACAGCAAAAGTGATGCTGTTATCTGTATTTCTCTGACTGTAAAAATGCCAGCCTGCATCATCACCTAATTCAGCCACCACCGGACGACTTGAGTTTCCCCACAAATTGAATGCGGCTTCCTTCGTGGATGTATTACTGCTGCTGACCGTGAATTTTTTCCCGCTACCGGCACGTACTTTGGTACTTGAGACAATATCACCAGTAACATTCAGGCCATGCCCCATTGATACAGCACCAGTGGCATCATTTATAATCAGCGGTCTTAAATTATTATAAGTTCCTAATCTGTCACCTGATTTAGTCAACATAAAATAAGTGCTGCTGCCATCATTCCTGATAAAGAAACCATAATTGCCATAAGCAATGCGCAGACCATTAGCACTGAGTGATGTAATCTCACCTCTTGAACGGAGACCATAAGCGGAGCTGAGTGATAATTCTTCCTGAGCATCAGTATTACCAGTCGCCCAACGAACTACCCCGCCCTGTACTGTTTCATGCCAGATAGTGTCTCCTTCTCCACCACGAAACTTTCTGAGATATTTTTTGCCGCCTCTTGTGCCTGAACATAAGGCCGTAGACATATAGGCATTCTGGCTTCCACCGTCCTGATTAATCGTTCCGGTCATTGCGTCGCCCTGACGATTCCAGTCACGACGCCAGCCGGGGGAGTAGCCGTCCCCATGATTAATGTAAGTGAATTGTGCGCTGGTTGTACCGCCACCGCTTGATGTTGTCGGTGTGGTCACTCGGATAGTGATTGCAGATTTAGTTCCCATGACCTCGACGACACAACCAGCCAGGTGGATATCACCACATCCGGTATCCGTAATGATTTTGTTATTTGCATATGACCAGGAGCCTTTGCACATCCAGTACGGATGATTAAATGCACCACGGGAATCCAGCCATTCAATAAACTGAGCGGTTGTCCAGTTTCCGGCTTCAGTGCTCAAAGCGCCGCTATAAGCACGACAGGCACCGATATTTTTCGTGAAGGTATCCTTTCCCGGAATATCCGCACCATTCTGATCTTTCTGAAGACGTTTTTCAGCATTGTCATAGGCAGACTTCACCGCTTTTGATGTTGCGGCCAGCGTTTCAGAATCACTGTTGGTGGCGCTACTTAGCTGGACAAGACCTTTTCGCGCTGTGGTGGCATCCTGTGCAGTGTATTTCCTGTTAGCAAGGTCATACGCTGTCTTAACCGCCTTTGGCGTTGCCGCAAGCGTTTCAGAATCGCTGTTGATGGCGCTACTCAGCTGAACAAGGCCTTTTCGCGCTGTGGTGGCGTCCTGTGCGGTATATTTCCCGTTAGCAAGGTCATACGCGGCCTTTACCGCTTTCGGCGTTGCGGCCAGTGTTTCAGACGTGCTGTTGGTCGCACTGCTTAACTGAGTAAAACCTTTTGCGGTCAGCGAAGCGTCCGGGTGACGTCGTGACTGTTCGTGCTCTGCAATTTTGTCATCAACGTAATCCTGCGTCGCCATCACCGTTGTGGTGTCAATGGTCAGCTCCACTGAGGCCACACTGCTGACGATGATGACCATGCGACAGGTCTGCGAACGCCCTGAGCCTTCGGCAAGAGCTGGTTTATAACTTTCGGCCATGTTTGCCACGGCAATTAGCGTTCCCGCATCATCGTACAGGCCAAGCTCACGCATCCAGAAACCGCCCACCTCCGGCGGAATAACCAGCTCTGCGATAATATAATTACTGTTTCGTTTGTCCTGACTGATTTTGTTCAGCGCATGTCGCCAGACTTCGTGGATAAGCCCGGTCTGCCCGGCATCCGGGACAGGCAATTTACCACCGCCATCCCCGACGGCCATCGTGGTAATGTTGACCTTCCGCCCTCCCGGTGCGGTTGCCGCTGCCAGCTTTGCTGCACCGGCAGTGGTGATAACGGTTTTAAATTTTGTGCTCATTATTCCTCACTTATCCGGGGTAAACCGTAATTACATCGCCGTCGTAAGCCACACCACCGGCGAACAGGTAGCCGGGAATGTCCCGGGTAATGTTCAGACCAATAAGGTGACGGCTTGCAGGTTTGGCATCAGCAATCAGCCGTTCCATTTCCTGATACATTGCCTCTGTGATACCGCTTTCCAGTACACCAATATCGAGCCGGAAGGTGCCGGGCGGGTCACTGTTTTCCCACCACTCCGTCACGTTGATGAGATAGCCGAGCGGCTCCACCACACGTCGGATTGCACCTATCGTGCCCTTATGACAGTGGATGAAATAGGCATCGCGGATAACGGCGCGTTTTGTCGCTTCCGGCCACTTTTCATCCCACCTGTCGACCGAAAACGCCCACGCCAGCCACGGCAGCAGATTTGCCGAGCAGGTGTCCGGGTTCCACAGCTCACGAATACTGACCGGCGTTTTTTCAATTTCCGCACAGGCTTTCGCGGCAGCGACTTCAAGCGGTGATGAGCCGGTCGGCAGCAGGCGCGAATCACTCATCCGAGCCTCCGGTCACGACGCGGTATTCGGTGCAGAAAGACGCCTGCGTACTGTTGAGCACGATGTCGGCCAGTGGTGCAGCCAGTTCGACACGCTGCACGCCTTCCACATGCAAGGCGGCATAAATGGCAGACAGACGGATGTCGCGCCCCAGCCGGTGCTGTGCCGTGATGTACGCTTCCAGTTTTTTCACGGCGGCAGCGCGAATGGGTTCGCTTTCGGGGCCAGGGTAAAGGTAAAGCGTGGCATTTATCTGGTATTCAACGATGGCGGCAGACTGCACGGTCACACGGTCGGCCACCGGTCTGACGTCCTCGCCATTCAGGGCGTTGCGCACCACAGCCAGCAGGTCTTCAGATGCCACACCGTTATTTTCACGTGACAGCACAGAGATGGTGACACAGGCCGGAGACGGACTGGTGACAGAGATATCCGCGACACGCCCGTCGGCACTGCGACCATGATACTGATAGGCTCCCACCGACCCGGCGACGCTTAAGCCTTCAAACGCCTGCTGAATACGCAGACGATAATCGGTGTCAGACTCCATCACTGCCGGTGTCGGCGGGATAGTCGAATCATCTGCCGGGGTGATAGTCAGGCGCGTGGTGTTGTAATTGGCACCAATCACATCAAGGTCATTACCGACTGCACAGGCCAGCATCACCGCCCGTGCAGCCTCATTCACACGCTGACGCCAGATAAGCTCGCGATACGCATTTTCCTCCAGCAGTTTGACGAGAGGATCGGATTCCAGCGTCAGGGTACGGGCGACCGCCTCCTGCTGGTCTTCCGGGTAAAGGGAAATCAGTGTCGCCTTGCGTTCGGCAAGAATGGTTTCAAAGTCCAGCTCCTCGACCACATCCGGTGCGGGTAGCTGGTTCAGGTCGATAATCGGCATGGTTTCAACTCACAGGGATGGTTAACGAAAGTGGCTGGCCGGTGTCGTTGTGCTGGCCGGTTAACGTGACCGTCATTCGCCCGTCAAAACTGCGCTCAGTGGTGACGGATGACAGGGTGACGCGGGGTTCCCATTTCAGCACCGCCATGTAACAGGCGACCTTAATCTGCAACTCAAGCGCCGGGGTCTGCGGCTGGTCAATCATTGACGCCAGCAACGAGCCGTAATCACGACGCATCACCCGTGAGCCGACTGGTGTGCGCA